CTATTTTTTAAATATATTTTTTATAGCATGCCACAGGTATCTCCAACGGTAATTTTTGTGAAAATTACGATGCCTTTGTAAATCTGTTTTTAAAACATCTTTTGGATATCCCATTTCGCTGGCTAAAACTAGCCAATCTGAGGGGTATGATGCGTCATGCTCCTTTATAGAATAGAGACATAGTTCTAATAAGTTAAAGCCTTCTTTGTTATCAAATAAGGCTAAAGAATGGAAGAAAGTATATAGATCTCTTTGCCCTTTACCATTTCGGTAATCAGCCGGTGTTATCTTTATTTGGTTATGAAACTTTTTGTGGTAACTTAGACTCGCACTTGCTTTATAATTAAACATGCGTCCGCCATGAGCAGCACGATTTCTGAATGCTAATATTAAATCTAGTATTTCTATAAATAAAGTTTTATCTGCTGGTGTTAGTTGAGAGCTAGAAAGACCTGTACAAAGAGAAATAATCTTGTCTTTTTGTGGACCTTTTAGGATTTTAATAAAATTGGTGATATTTCCTAGTGTTGTTTCTTTAAAAAGTATCCATGGAGGTATGTGCTTATGTTTGATTCGATAAGAGTTTAAAGGCTCTACAGGTCTATTGGCTGCGATGTCTTTAAGCATATCCAGAAGAAAATCTCTTTGATATTTTTTGTGTTTACGTTGAAATTTCCCTTTATTATAATTTTTTCTATCTAGATAATCTGATTCTAAAATACCAAAATCTTCTGCTAGAGTATAAGCTAGGGCTGTTCTTAGAGATAACTCTACTTCCAAAGTCGCTTGCATGACCAAACTTCTGATTTGTTTGTCAAGATTATAAAGTGAAACAAGGTGTTCAAATGTTTCCTTTTTTAAAAATGTTTCAACTTTTTTGGATGAATCAAGTAAAAAAATCTTGTATCCATTTACTATTTCGTAATAACCGTAGTTTCTGAGAGCAAAGTTAGCTGCTTTTCTATCTAAAATAGTTAAGTTTCTATTTTCTAATATTTTAATTTGTTTATTAAAATCGGAAAAAGGTTTCATTTTTTCTCCTATAAAGCACGAAAGAGCCTCAATAATGTATTGAGACTCTTTCGGTAGGATGCATCGGGCATCCGGACCAATTCGTATAAATACATTATAGAGTCTTTTGATATTTTTGTCAAGCAACTATTTCCATTTTGGAAACAGTTGGTTTTATTCCCCTCTATACACCCCGATAACTGCATAGATCTTGATGTGTGTGTCTTCGGCTGGTGGGAAGTCTAGGATGATGTCTTCATACTTGTCATTGAGTGATACGAGGCGTAAGCGTCCGTTTTCGGTATAGATCTTTTTGAAGTAAGAACGGTCTCCATATGCGATAACTGCCAAATCTCCGTTGTAGGTAGTCAGTCCCTTGTCTACTAAATAGAGAATATCTCCGTCCTGGTAGTCAGGTTGCATGGAGTCTCCGCCGACCTTGGTAGCAATATCGTGGCGTGGTGGTTGCTCGTCAACCTCTATAGTCTCTCTATCTGTATCGTCGTACCCAAATCCATAGTTAAATCTAGAAGCTGCTGCCGTCTCAGATACAACCTCAACTTGGTACAAGCTGATAACTTCCGATACTTCGTTTATCTTCGTTTCTTCTTCGTTTTGCTCTGTGTACATCTCGCCGTTTGCTTTTTGCCTCTCCAGAAGCTCCTCAGAAGTCCGTAGGACGATTTTTTTATTATCTGGGGTTAATTGTACCAACTTATCATTTATCTGCTGTGTGAGCGAATCTGGGGACGCTGTGGTATTTATATCTTTACCGTGTAGAATATAATCTGTTGTTGTGTTGAAAAGTTTTGCTAATTTCACTAATTTAGCACCAGTTGGCAAATTTTTTCCATTTTCCCATTTCGAGACCGTTGTATCTGATTTATACCCTAAGTAATCAGCTACTTCTGTTTGTTCTAAATTATTTGCTAAACGTAATTCTCTAATTCTATAAGATATTTCTTGTATGTTTTCCATTTGTTTTACCTCTTTTTCTCAACTATATTCTATAATATATTTGAGAAATTATCAAGTACAGTATAGAAAAAATCAAAAAAATTGAAAAAATCTCAAGTAAACTATTGACACTTGAGAAAAAATCAAGTATAATTAAATCATGGTTGAGGTAATCAACTAAATAAAACAAGGAGGAAAGACATGCTAAGTCGTAAGATGAAGCGGACAAAGAAATCCAGGCGACATAAAAAGCCTTGGAGCAATGAGTCCAAGGCAATCATCATCTCAGCATTGATACCAGCAATAGTTGAGATTATCAAATATCTCTTAGCTCTAGTTAAAGACTAAGGGAGAGGGGGAGGGGCGTAAGCCCCAAAACCCTATTTGATAATACGATTATAGCATGTCTTTTAGAAAAATGAAAGCAGAAGATAAAAAAATAGGACGCTGGAAATATAGGCTTGGTTGGTTGGTTGTTGCACTTATCTGGGCATTATTTATCTGGCATTGGTTCTTTTAGTGACTGCTAGAAAGGAGGTACTAAGTTGCCTAAACCAACAATAACAATAGCAGAAATTCGTGCAAAGAATGGGAAATTATCTCAAGAGGCATTTGGCGCAAGTATAGGCGTCAGCGCACAAACAGTTGGATCATGGGAAAAAGATATTTATAAAATTAAGCCAAAACATCTTTTAAAAATTTATGAGAAATATGGCGTAAGCTCCAAAGATTTACTAGGAGCTTAATTTTAAAAAAACAACTTGAGAAATTCTCATGTACATCTAACAAAAGTCAAAAAGGTCAAACTTTTTCAAAATCGATAGAATAATTCTATCAAAACTGTTGACAAGTACCAACAGTTTTGAAAAGACCTATTAGTAGAAAGGAAGAAGTCGATGTATGGAGCGAAAATGAGGGAGCTGAGAACGGCTCAAAAGCTGGGCTTGCGTGAGCTTGCCAAGCGAACCTTGATAGACTACACGACCTTGTCACGGATCGAGAACGACCTGAAGGCGGTGACGCTGTCGCAGGCGGTGGTCATTGCCAAGGCGCTAGGGTGTAGGGTAGAAGATATGTTGTAGGAGGAAATACTATGAACAACGCAGCGCAAAAAGTAACACGGATTGACAGAGATGCCTGGGAGATCGCTACGGAGCTGGCGAACGAATACGGCGTATCTATTTGTCACATCATCAGCGAGAGCGTCCGCTACTGTGCAGAGAATGCCGAGTTTAAGGAGATGGACGTTGTCGTTAAACGATTGGTAGTCGGCAGTAAGGTGCTGGAGTAGGAGGGGAAGATGAATGAACTAGTATGGTTTTATTTCACTATCATTATCAATATAGTCATTGGTTTTGCCACGTACTACGCTAGCAAAAGAGATAGAAAAAAGCGCATCGACGAGTATAAGAAAATACAAGATGATGAGCTTGAAAGAGTTAGAAAAAAATTTGATTTATGATTTTTTAGAAGTCTTTACTTAGAAAGGAATATTATGAACGAATTAGAAAGAACAGCCCTCAATGAAGTATTGAGGACCGTGACATATATTGTTGAGAAGAAAGGAGAGAGGGATGATGAGCGGCCTATCAAAAAAATTACTACCAATTCAAAATTTAGAAATTAAGATAGATAGCGACTCTAGTATTCCACGAGTTATTTTGAACGGGATTGATTTTCAAGCAGAAGATATTGGTCTTCAAGGTATCAAGATAATTTGGGAAACAAAGAAAGATGAAGTGCCAGAGACACTTATTCAGGTTGATTATGTAAATAACCGTGAAGCGCCTCATATAGTATCTGTCAAACAGTCGTTTAAAAATACTTTACTTAAATAGCTCTGGGTTTGTTACAAGATTGGTAATGATTTGTGAGGCGGTTTGAGATAGAAAGTTTAGAGAAAACACACCTACTTTTTCAGCGACACTCTTGGTTTCTCTCCAAACTTTAGGACTCCTCACTGAATCAAGAAACTGATGCCCTTGGTAAGTCATGCCATGAACAAAGGCAATATACAAAGAATTTGAACCGTCAAAGGTCGGAGACCAATTTATAAAATCAGCTTCTGATAGTAACTTACAGTGATAAACAATAGTATTTATCTCATACTTGCTAGCTCTTTTAAATTTCGAGTTACTAGAGAAAACAAACGGTTCTGGATATTGATGTAATTCTTCAATATCTAGCAAAATATCTCTTACTAGTTCTGGTTCAAATTTCATGTTACACCTCCGAGTTTTATTTATATTATATCAAATTTAGAAAGGAACATTATGAACGAACTTATCAACGTTACACTTAATGATAACCATGAGCCAGTAGTGTCAGGCAGACAACTACACGAGGCTCTGGAAGTCAAAACAGAATATAAGAAGTGGTTTAGTCGCATGACTGAATACGGCTTTAATGAAAACGAGGACTTTTTAAAGGTGACCCAAAAATGTCTCACCTCTTCAACAGGCCAAAACACAACTGACCACATCATCAAACTAGATATGGCTAAAGAAATCGCCATGATTCAGCGAACCGACAAAGGAAAAGCAGTCCGCCAGTATTTTATCAAAGAAAAAAAAGACTTCAACAGCCCTGAGAAGATTATGGCAAGAGCCTTGCTCATGGCGGATAAGAAGATTCATAAACTGGAGACGCAGATTGAAGCAGACAAACCCAAAGTACTCTTTGCTGACGCAGTAAGCGCAAGTCATACATCTATCTTGGTTGGTGAACTTGCCAAGCTCATTAGCCAAAACGGCTACAAAATCGGAGCCAATCGCCTCTTTTCTTGGATGCGTGAAAATGGCTACTTGATTAAGCGCAAAGGCTCAGATTGGAACATGCCAACCCAACGTAGCATGGACTTGAAACTCTTTGAAATCAAGGAAACAAACGTGCAACACGCAGATGGGCATATCAGTGTGAACAAGACACCAAAAGTCACTGGCAAGGGGCAACAGTACTTTATCAACAAGTTCTTAAGTGAAGATGAAGTAGCGGGGTAGGGATGGAAGATAAAATCATCGAATTAGCTGATTACTTCATCAGTGAGAGCGTCCGCTACTGTGCAGAGAATGCCGAATTTAAGGAGATGGACGTTGTCGTTAAACGATTGGTAGTCGGCAGTAAGGTGCTGGAGTAGGAGGGGAAGATGGTACTAAAGAATTTAAAAGATGATATCCAAAGCTTTATTGAGAAGAGGGCTGATGAAGCAATTCAACAATCAAGAACATATTCACAAGCGATTTCGCTCGTGTCAAAATACACTGATTTTTCAGAACATGGTTTAGCAATGACAAAAGCTATTCAAGACGAAATTAGGAAACGTGCCTTGAATAGCCTAGTGTGAAATTATATAGCTTCTATTTTCACAATAGCTGCAGAAGCATAGATAAGAGATGGATTTTCAATATCAAAGAAAAACGGAGCGTTTGCTACTATTTCTAAAAAACTAGGAACTAAACCATCGTGATGATGATACCAAAGTCCACTAAGCTCACCTAATGAAACTGAGTTGTTTGAAGTTTTCCAAGTTTGAAAAGTTTGTTCTTCGTGGAAAATAGCTTCGGTACCATCTGAAAAAGTAACTTTTATTTTGTGCATATTCTCACCTCCTTTCTGCTTTATTATAACAGAAATAGTAGTTGAGTATATTTTTAGAAAAGGAGTAAAAAATGGACAATCCAAGACAAGATAGTGGTCTTATCAAAGAAATCGTTGAGAAACATTTTGAAAATATGGTTGATGATGTTTTGGAACACACAGAGACCTATTATGAAGCTTTAGGAGCTATTGGTTCCATCAAGGGATGCAATATTGCTGACATGGGACAGTTGGCTGATTGTTTGAGGAAAGCTATCAGAAAACGTGCTATGCAACAAAAAACACCTAATCATAACAATTAGGTGCTGAAGGAGAGGAATATGAACGAAATTTTTAATTTTCACGGGCAGGAAGTCCGTACTTTGACAATTGATAACGAACCTTGGTTTGTAGGAAAAGATGTCGCAGACATCTTAGGATATAGTAAGGCTAGAAATGCGATTGCTCTTCACGTTGATGAAGAGGACGCCCTAAAACAGGGCATCCCTACTAGTGGTGGGACACAGGACATGATCATCATCAACGAATCTGGTCTCTACTCTCTTATTTTATCCAGCAAGTTACCTCAAGCGAAAGAGTTCAAGCGTTGGGTGACATCAGAGGTCTTGCCAGCCATTCGCAAACAGGGCGGTTTCATTCGCGAGGACTTGGACGAGGATGCCTTTATTGCTCTATTCACTGGCCAGAAGAAATTGCGTGAGCAACAGGCGACCATGCTGGAAGATATTGACTACCTCAAGAGTGAGCAACCGATTCATCCGAGCTATGCTAAATCGCTATTGAAGAAGAGAAAGGCTCGTGTGGTAGCTTGCTTAGGTGGGATTGATAGTCCAGCTTACGCGGATAAAATCTTCGCTCAATCAGTATTCAGACAAGCTGAGATTGATTTCAAGGATCATTTTAATATCAGTCGCTATGACTTGCTACCGAAGAAGTTTGCAGAAGCTGCTCTTGCTTACTGGATGACGTGGGAGCCAAGCACCAATACCAAGATGAAAATCATGGATTTGAATGCTTTTAACACAGCTCAGAGAGGATGAAAATTAGAACACAAAAAAGCACCTAACGGAAGTCAGGCGCATACTTAAATCATTTAAACCATTATATCACAAAAATGCTTGCCCGCATAGTTGAGAGGATGTAGAAAATGGAAGGAATAACGTTACAATTACGATTGGACGGCGAAAGTGCTGAATTGTTCACGAATCAATTATTGGCCTTTGCTGAAAAGCAAGTCAAGGAGCAGTTAGAGAATGATCGCACGCCAATCAATCAACAAGCTTTGATGAAGAAGTTTGGCTTCACTCATGGCTATATCAAAAAGTTAGAACGCAAAGGATTAAGATTTCGTAAACAAGGGAAAGATATTATGTACGATGTCAATGATGTTTATGAGATTTTGGAATTAGAAAAAGAAGTACGAAAATTAAGAGCGTAAGGAGAAATAATATGAATAATAAAAAAGCATACAAACATAAGATGAAAAAAGAGAATAGACCAGGTTTACGAAATTTCTTTGAAAGATATGAGCACGAAGATGAAAATCTTAAAAAAATTGTACAAGATTTATCCAACGAGAAATTCAATCCACTTGACAAACCAAACAATTACAACGGTTCATTTGGCCATGATTTTATGTCGATAATGTGGGCAACTTTGCTTATTGATATTTTAAAAAATCTCAGAAAAGAGGTTTCGTCCTCTGCCAGTGATTTAGATTTAAAACTTGGATTTACTAAAGGATATCCGATGGCTAGTATTGTAAACACTCAGACAAAGCCAACCAAAAAGAATGTAAAAATACTTAGCAAAATCTTTGATAGAATGCATATTCTGTTTCCTGAAGAAACAAAACGAGCAAGAGAAAGCTTAGATAAATACATTGATGTGAATGAAATTTTACAAAGAACATTGTTACTTCATGGATTTAATGAATCCGCTAACGCTCTCAAAAATTATGAGAACGAAATCGATTTAGAACTAGAATCCGATGAACAAACAGAAACAGATAATAGAATTATGTCTAACATCTATGAACTAGTTATAAGTGATACCATCATTCAGTTTAACGAAGATGACACAGTGCTTAGTGTATTGAAGAAAATAAAAGAACAGACAAATTTAAAGTTTGAAGTTTTTGAAACACTGAAAGAAAAAGTTATTTAGGAGAAGTGAAATGACAGAACCAACTTTATCAAGCCAATTACTTGGCTTAGTAACGATCTTTATTGGGATCTTTATCCTGATGCTGCTAACAGCTAAAAACGAAGAAGAAGCTGAACAAAAAACAGTAATCATCATCGAAGAAGCTGAAGACTTCAGAGAAATTGCTCGAAGAAACTTGAAAAATAGCGATAGGAAATCCACCTATGATACCCAGCCGCCAGTCGGACTTCCTTCATCGATTGAGGACGTACCACAAGTTTTTAGAGCATGCATCGAAGATTATGACAGGTTATCCAGTGATTATCAGGAAGAGGCGAGAAATAATGATCTTCTAAGAAGTCAAAATGCGAATCTCTTGGAAGAAAATGGGCGTTTACTCTATAAAGAAATGACCATGGATTTTCGGCAAAATCCAAGGAAATGGAGGGCAAAGACATGACTGTTAGCCGTGACATGAGCGAGATGGAAATACGTGTGTTAAACATGATCATGAATTGCGCTACTTTCGATTTGCCTATTCAAGCGAGTGAAATCCGCTTAGAAACCGGACTGTCGAAGCGTAAGCTGGAAGAGACTATCGAAAGCTTGCGTGTCAATTTTGGCCACCCTATCGTGGCTAAGAAGATGAAGCCAAATGGATATTACTTACCACGAAGCGAGGAGGAGCGACAAGCTGGGCTTGCTCCTTACCGTAGACAAATACTAACCGAGCAGAAGAACCTCGCTGCAGTGATGAATGTGGATTTGGAAAAGTATTGGGAGGATAGTGCATGAGTGAAGATTTTAGAATACCACCTCATGATCTAGTGGCTGAACAGTCTGTTCTGGGTGCAGTCTTTATCGCACCTGACACAATCATTTCGCTGGCAGATGAATTGGTTCCTGATGATTTTTATAAACCAGCCAACAAGATTGTATTTAAGACTATGTTGTCTCTCTTTAAAAAAGGAGAGCCAATCGATGCTACGACTATGGTGTCTGCTCTAACTAATCAGGGGGAGATTAAAGAAATTGGTGGCTTAAACTATGTTGTCGAGTTAGTGAACTCCACACCAACTTCCAAAAACGTGGAGCATTATGCAAAGTTAGTAAAAGAGAAGTCAACTCTAAGAAGAGTAATTGCTGATTTGTCGGATTCGCTATCTAGTGCCTATCAAGGCGATGTATCAATCAGTGATATCATTGCTAAAACTGAAAAATCTCTACTGGATATCAGTAATCAAAATGCAGGCACAGGATTTCGTAATGTGGCCGATATCCTTGATACACACATGCAGATAGTCGAGACTCGTTCGCAGACAGATGGATTCGTGACCGGTCTGTCTACTGGATTTATCGGACTAGATAAGATTACAACAGGCCTTCATGAAGGGAATCTTATCATCCTTGCTGCTCGTCCAGCTATGGGTAAGACGGCATTGGCTCTGAATATCGCTAAGTATGTGGCCACGAAGGAAAGAAAGCCCGCTGTCATCTTCTCGCTAGAAATGGGCGCAGAGGAACTGATCGAGCGTATGTTAGCATCAGAGGGCATGGTTCCAGCTTATCATCTGAAGACTGGGAATTTGAGTACGGACGAATGGAAACGTCTTGTGCAAGCTCAAAATAATCTCTATGATGCGTCTATCTTTGTGGATGACACTGCTGGTATTCGGATTTCAGAGATACGCTCAAATGCTCGGAAACTCGCCCAAGAGATGGGCGGTCTGGGTGTCATCATCATTGACTACTTGCAGTTGATAACTGGGGCCAAGGGCGAGAATCGTCAGCAGATCGTTTCAGAGATTTCAAGGGAATTGAAGATACTTGCTAAAGATTTGAAAGTACCTGTTATTGCCTTGTCACAGTTAAGCCGTGCAGTTGAGCAGAGACAAGATAAACGACCTATGCTGGCAGACTTGCGAGAGTCAGGTTCGATTGAGCAAGATGCTGATATTGTTGTTTTCTTATATCGTGATGCCTACTACCAGAAGGAACATGCAGACATTCAAGAAGCGAATAACGTGACCGAGCTGATCTTAGAAAAGAATAGACATGGGAGTCTAGGGACAGTGAAGTTGTATTTTCATAAGGAATACACAAAATTTTCAAGTGTGGAGGAGGTATAACCATGATTAAAAAAAGTGAAGTCACTGGTTTCTTATCGTTTTTCAAATTTCCGAAGCCATTCATCTATGATGAGAAATATAAGACATTGAGCAATCATGCAAAACTCTTGTATATGCTTTTATTTGGAAGACTAGAACTTTCAATAAAGAATGGATGGCATGACCGAGATGGAAATGTTTTTCAATACTACACTAATGAGCAACTTATGGTTGATTTGAACAGTAGCGAAAAAACGATTATCAAATTCAAAAAAGAATTGAAGGATGTAGGGCTATTAAAAGAAGTTAGGCAAGGGAATAACCTACCTAATAGGATCTATATAAGTGCTGTTGACGGTACTGTAAATAGTACAGTATCGGAACTGGAAATTTTACAGTATGGAACTGTAAAAACTACAGTATCGGAACTGGAAATTTTACAGACAAACAAGACTGATAATAACGAGATAGATAATAACAACAATAAATTGTCTATTTGTAAAGAAGTTATTTCTTATCTCAATTTGAAAGCTAAGAAGAATTTTAAGGTTGACACTGCTAGTCATCAAAAATTTATCAAGGCAAGGATAAAAGAGGGCTATGTCCTTGAAGATTTTAAAAAGGTTGTGGATATCATGGTCGCTAAGTGGAAAGGTACAGAGTATGAACAGTATCTTCAACCACAAACGCTCTACAATCTTGACTAGTACGGTTGACGAAAGGCTAGGTTTTTAGATGAAGCAGTTTAAACAATTCAAAACTAGAACGGTTCTTGATGATGTCTGTGAAATCCATGGATGCCATCTTTGGTCTGTTAAAATCCCTGTCAAGGGAAAGGTTGAGGAAATCAGTCAATGTCCTGAATGCGAGAAAGAGAATATCCGACGCTTTGAAAAGCAGCTGAATATGGAATCTGAAGTTAAAAGCAAGCTATCAGATACTTACGAGGTCTTTGCTCGCGATAGTATCGTTTCAAGCAAGCTGGCCAGCAAGTCACTACATGATTATGAGATTCGAGTTGACATCGATGAAAATGCTATGAATTTTGTGAAGCGGTTGGAGCGTTGCTATGCGAAAGGTGAGACTGGCAATGCTATCATCACTGGTCCGTCTGGTGTTGGTAAGAGTCATCTGACTTATGGCTTTGCTCGGTTTCTCAATGAGCAGTTCAAGTCTTATGATGAACCGAAAAGTGTGCTCTTTGTGTCGGTTGTGACCTTGTTCGACAAGATTCGAGAAAGCTTTGAGTTTGACAATGGATTTTCAGAAGCGAAGATGGTCAAACTATTGTCTGAGGTTGACTTTCTTTTCTTGGATGACCTTGGGAAAGAGAGTCGAAAAGCTGACACGAAGCGGAACGAGTGGGCGCATCAGATATTGTTCAAGATCCTGGATAATCGGACCAATACGATTATCAACACGAATTTGAGTAGCGAAGAGATTAAAGAGCTTTACTCGGATGATTTTGGGAACGGTGCTTTATCAAGTCGCATCTTTGAAGGAGCAACAGGAAGATGCTTTGTATATCCGGCAGGGATGAAGGATAGGAGGTATTGATGTTAAATCTTTACTTCGTCTATAACGGGTACTGTCAATTCTTCCTTGGTGCGTTTAATAACGTCGATGATCTCATTGAGCGTATGGAAGACCATCAATGGGCATTCTCGGCTATCACTCACCCAAGGTTTCAGAAGCACATCGGTCAGCGGACAACACGGTTTGACTACGGTGCTAAAGATTGCTACTATTTAGCAACTTTTTCAGGAGGAAAATAAAATGATTGAACTTATTAAAGAATTTGGAATGGCTATTTTATGGATGTTCTTAGGGTATTTAATCGGGGAACGTGCAGCAAGAAAGGAAAAGAAAGATGATCAATAATGTAGTGTTAATTGGGCGCTTAATTCGTGATCCAGAATTACGATACACGCCATCAAATGTTGCAGTTGCGACTTTCAGTTTGGCAGTGAACCGCAATTTTAAGAATCAGGCAGGTGATCGTGAAGCTGATTTTATCAGCTGCATCATGTGGCGCCAGCAAGCTGAAAATTTCGCAAACTGGCTTAAAAAGGGTGCTCTTGTGGGAATAACAGGGCGATCCAGACTCGTAGCTATGAAAATCAACACGGTCAACGTGTCTATGTGACAGAAGTGGTAGCTGAAAGTTTTCAAATACTTGAAAAGAAGGATAATTCTGCGAATCAGTCAAGTATGGAGAACCAGATGCCACCAAGTTTTGGAGCAAGTGATTCGATGGATATTCCAGATGATGGATTGCCGTTTTAGGGAGTTGTGAATGATGAAAAGAAAAAACTATATTATTTTTATCAGGCATTTTAAAAGAATAAAAGATTTAGTAGATTTTTATGATTACATTGTAGACTCAAGAGTCTGTGGAATTGCTATTTATTTATTTTTGATCGTATGTTCACCTTTTATTGCTTTGCTATTTCCAATCGCATATATAGAGCATTGTTTTTATAAAAAAAGATTTATTAGACAATGCGTTGAATACGACTGGTGTTCAAAGGAATATCTTGAAGAGGTTGTTGATATCAGAAAAATTGAAAGTGAGGAATTTTAATGAACATTCAGGGACTAATTGAGCGATACGAAAAATTTAAAGCTAGCAAGAAGAAATTGACCTCGGTTGATTTGGTTTTAAAAGACTTACGGTCTTTAGACGAACCAGAACCGTTGCCGTTCAAGTTAAAAGATGTCGTTCGTCGAATCAGAGGGTTTGATCCGATGACACAGACTAGATGGCTTAATGACATCCTTAAAGAATTAGGGGACGACTACGGTTCGATGAAATATCGCAGCGGTTACGAGCAAGGTAAACTTGAGGGATCATGGGTTGGTAATCAATTGAAAGATGCTGATAAGATTCGACAAGAATTAAATAAACCAGTGATTCCGCAGTTTGTGGCAGATTGGATTGAAGTATGTAAAGAACATCTTACAAGTTCTCTTTATCTTGCTATGACCCCAAGTTTTTTGAAATCAAATAACCAAGGCATTGAATTAACATTATGGATCAAAAAGAACGAAGAAACTTTCGCTAGAGCTTGGCTTGACGGCTACACAGTCGAGAAAGAGAAGCGGTATTTGGTGAAGATGAAAGGTATTGAAAAAGAAAAATGTTATCTCAACTATAATTTTGGTGGAGTCTGGTTGTTTTATTATCTCAACTATAATTTTGGTGGAGTCTGGTTGTTTTATAATCAAGAAAATTTCTATGGATATCGAGCACATCACACCCGCAAAGAACTAGAAGAAGCCAACTTCGGATGGGTGTTTGATTGCAAGGGAGTGGAAGTCAAGGAGGTGGAGTGATGGTACAAACACTTGAACAAGCTACAAAAACTGAAAGCAAACGCATAAAAATCCCTGCGAAAATCAGACCGTTTGATGTAGGTTATCGAGTAGTAAACAAACACGGTCAAGCGCTCGCTTTAAGAAATGGGGCAAGTATATTCGCTTTGCCTTCACTTGCTGAAAAAGCTATAAAGAAAGAGTTTGGGAAAAATGATCCAGACTTTGATATCGAAAAACATTTTGTCGAAGAGGTCGCTATTGTCAATTTAAGTAAATTTCATAGTTATTTTGAGGAGGTGGAGTGATGGAACGACCTGAACGATACCCATTTGGATACTTCATTCCTGAACTGATTGAAGATGAAGATATTATCTTTAACAAAGATAGCGATTATCAGAAGCAGAAGAAAAAAGAAAAGAAGAATCCTATTTTCAAAAGAAATAAGCCCCGAAATAGATAGGCGCTTTAAGGAGGTCACAGATTGAAAGGTACAAAGGATTTTATTCTAGCTATCAATAATTTAAAAATTGATATTATAACAAACTCAGATAATCTAAACAGCTATGAGTTAGGAAAAACCAAGAGACACGCAGGAGATTTATATGAAACCCTTGTATGGTTGCAGTATGCTGCAGAGGAGAATGAAAATTGAAACGATTTATCTCAATCTGGATATTATTAACTGCTGGATTGAATATCTGGCAGAGCATCCACATTAAAAAACTAGAAGAAAAGCGCCCGATGGTTATCTATCGAGCCGATAATCAAGGAGCAGAAATCAAAGGCAGAGTCGTCGAGAAAGGACGACATGGGAAGCTGCATACTGTGACTATCAGAGATTATGGAATTTTCGTAGTTACTAGAGAACACTTTGAGAAGATTAGAGTAGGGGATGAGGTGATGTTATGACGTTCGTGGAACACAATAACCGTGAGAAAGCCAATAAATTTGCTGAGTATGTGACAGGTAAGCCTTTACGTCAATACTTAGCAAACAAAGTAAAACAATATTGTGGTGAGAATATATCTGTCTTTGATGGTGCTGCAGGTTCTGGGCAGTTGGAGCAGTTTATCAGTATGGCTGATTTTCATGCGGTAGAAATTCAGCAGGAAAGTTGTGAAGCATTGAAGACAAACTTCCCTCATGCAATCGTACATAATCAGAGTTTCTTTACATACCAGTCAGATATACAAGTGGATGCAATTGCAATGAATCCACCTTATTCTTTGAAATTGAAAGATTTACCAGAAGAAGACCAACAGGCTATTAAAGAATTATATCCGTGGAAAAAATCAGGTGTTATGGATGATATTTTTTTGTTGAAGTCACTAACTTACACGAAACGATACGGATTCTATATCATGTTCCCTGGTATTGCTTACCGTCAGTCTGAAAAGAAAATGAGAGAGCTGGTAGGGAATAACCTTGTTGAATTGAATGAGATTCAAAATGGATTTGAAGATACATCTATCAACGTGATTTTCTTAGTCATTGACAAAGAAAAAAATAACCCTGAGATCTCAAAAGAGATATACGACTGTAAGACCCAAAAGATTGAATACAAAGAATCTGACAAATTAAATTCAGATTTCGGTTGGGTAATACCGAAGAAGCCGGTTGAGAAAGAAGAAATAGACATTGACCAAGTAAATGCGGAGCTAGACCAAATGGCGATTGACCACCTTGAAAAACATTTAGCTAGTCAATTGATTTTGATTCAGTTTTTCAATGCAGATATTGATTTAAAATCTTTCATAACAAAATGCCATAAGGTTTTAGATGATTACTTGTTGATGTACAATTTTGCAGTAGAGAGATAAAGAGGAGATTCTGAGATGAAACCAAGATTTAGAGTATGGATGAAGTCATTGAAATGGATGTGTGATGTTACTAATATTTCATTCGATAGCAAGTTAGTAGATATCTGCCAGCAGGGAGATACTGAAAGATGCACAGAAATATCAGTTGAGTTTGACGAAATCGAACTCATGCAATCAACAGGACTCAAAGATAAGAACGGCAAGGAAATTTTTGAGGGGGATATAGTTAGACAAGTACGAACCCAGCCGACAACGGAAAATGAAACAATAACAGGCCTTGTAACCATGCTTGAGGGCGCTTGGTTGATTATGAATGATTGCGAGCAATTAGCTAGCTTTTTGTGGTCAGAAACTGATGAGAACGAAATCATTGGGAATATCTACGAAAACAGAGAGCTTTTGGAGGATAAGGAATGAACGAGGAGATGGAACATGAGAATTAAAACATTAATGGGAACAATCATCAATGTTGACAATATAAAGCGCAGTATCACAGTTGAGGGCGTTGAATTGGGCTCAGATTGTCGCGCTTTAGTATCTAAACACAAAGATGGAACAGGGACGATCACTCTAATATTCGAAGGGAAAATTATTTGAAAGGACAGGCAATGAAACCTAAAAAATACCCATATTCAGGCTCTCGAAAGACAGACAACAAACAAGATATAGTCAAATTCGCTGAGGTTTTAAATTACGAACCAATTAATGTGTCAATTGTTGTTAGAGAAGGCGAAAATAGTGAGATATTAGCAAAATGTGTAATTCGTGCTTATGGCGAAGCATTATCGTTTATAGCAACATTGCCAGTAAAGGGAACTAGGTTTTCGAAACAAAATCAAGCGTTATTTAAAATCAGGCTTTATCAAAGAATTGAAAAAATGGGGAGCGAGAAACTTTTAGAAAGCAATCGTTTCATTTGGTCGAACATGTGTCTGGAAGAATTTAACAAAATAGTTCTTTAGGAAGGATGTAAAATTTGGCAATAGACATCAAAAAAAGATTGAAGGCTCTGCCTTATATTGATATCAAAGCGAAGTCAAAACATCAGGAAATCATCAGTTTGAAGTCAGGTATTTTACGAGGGCAGCAGTTCGAAAACATGCCGAAATCAAAAAGCAACAAGAATCAAACTGAAGAATTGAATGTGTTAATCATTGGCAAGTCAGATCAGCTATATGAAGAAATCAAACAAATGTACCACGAACGTGACGAACTCGTTCAAGCGATTGAGTCGCTCGATGATCCAGTGGAAAACATTGTGATGCGATTATTGTATATTGACGGATTGTCTTGGAAAGAGGTTCAAATCAAACTAAATTGTAGCCCTGCAACCATCCAGCGAGCAAAACATAAAGCGTTACTAAAATTATCTAAAATGTATGATAAGAATGATAGCAAATGATAATTTTAATGTGGTAAATTAGTATCATGAACAAAAGCAGAGAGAAAACCTCTGCTTTTTTTTGTGCATTAAAAAAGGAGGTGAGGATATGTGGTAGTTGTTGAACCAATCCGAAATAGAGATGATGTTCAGCTTATGATTGAATGGCTGACATTGCATAGCGCAGTCAAAGAGTCAGATAGACAACGTAACCTCATGCTCTTTTTGTCTGGTGTTAATCTGGGTTTTCGTATTGGCGATATTGTTAAACTGAAAGTAAAGCACGTTAAAGGCTGGCATGTCCAGATTGTTGATGAAAAGACAGACAAGCCAACCAAACGAAAGATGCCAAAGAAATTCAAGAATGCTATGCGACAGTACATCAAAGACAAGAAAGATGAAGACTTCCTCTTTCCAAGCCGAAACGGAAAGCACCAGCACATAAAACCTAACACAGCTTATAAAATCATCAAGAAAGCCGCTGAAGAAGTTGGTCTAGAAAATATAGCGACTCACTCGATGAGAAAAACCTTTGGCTTATTCATGTACGAACAAACCAAGGATGTCGCCCTGATAATGGACCTACTGAATCACTCAAGCCAGAGTATTTCACTTCGGTATATCGGCAAAAATCAAGATTCACAAGACAGAGCCATGACGAAATTTCAGGGCTTTTAATTTTTTTATTTTAACATCAATTCATTGTTTTAAGGTTATGATGATTTCATTTCGCGCATGCAAGATAAACGCTTGACAAAGCTGAGTTAAAACTCATGTAGCGAGTTCACTAGAATATGTAAAACAAGGAATTGAGAGAGTGAAAATAGCGAGGTTTACAAAAGTATGTTGGGTTTGCCAAGAGAATGAATTGAGAAGATAAAAGGTACAGATGGACTATATGAAATTGCGAGGATGATTCATTGAAGATTGAAGTTTCAACTCGAGAAGAACGCAACCAATTTTACAATTCCAGTGAATGGAGAGCGCTTCGTAAGTTAGTACTTGAACGTGATCACAACGAATGTGTTTGGTGCAAAGACGAAGGCAAAGTCACGAGAGAGAACCTAGAGGTTGACCACATCAAGGAGCTAGAGTTCTATCCAGAGTTTTCGCTTGATATCGATAATCTACGAACACTGTGCAAAGCATGTCATAATAAGAGACATGATCGTTTTGACAATAATGACAAAAATTTCCGAAAAGATGAATGGTGGGGATAGGTGAACGCACCTTAAACACCCCCCGGTCAAAAAAATCGGGAATTTTCAAAGACGTCAGTAAGCGGTCTGCACTCGACTGTCCAAATTTTTAACAAAAAATTAAAGGGGGTGGGGGGTAATGGAAGAATACTCAGAAAAAAATATAAAAGAACTAGAAAATCAGCTACTTTCTAAAATTGGCTATTTTAGTCCTAGAAAAAAGGATGCGATCCAGTACGAAAAAGTGAATCGTTATCTTTATCTCGTCAGACTACTCTATGAGCTGAAAGCCAAACTTCATGAAGACGGATTGGTCATCACTGTTCACAATGGACAACAGAGATTCCAAAAAGCGAATTCTCTCATCAAGGAAATCAACACAACAAGTAATCAGCTTTTAGCTATTGAGCGGTCGTTTGATTTTGAGGTGGAAAACTCGCCTGTTGAGAAACATACGTCTGGAAGTGATCTGTTATGATTTCTCATCCGTTGGTAGATGACTATATCAAAATGTCCGAGAGTGGAGAAATCGTCGTCAACAAAGAAAGAAAGCTGCTGTTTAAAATCATCAAGGAGAAAATCTATCCTCGTGATGATTTGTATTTTGCCAATGACTTAATTGACAAGTTCATTCGTTTTGCGGAAAAGAACTTTTTTCCTTTGGCAAAGTACCAACTTTTCTTGACTCCGTTTATCTTTCTTTTTCGGAAAGAGGATGGGGAGCCACACTTCGATGAGTATCTGTATACTTTGGCTCGTGGGGGTGGTAAGAATGGTTTTATGTCTGCCAGGGCATCGTTCTTTATCAGTCCTATCTACCCCATCAGAGATTATGATGTGACTATCACTGCGAACTCTGAGAAACAGGGTAAGGTTTCGTTTGAGGAGGTCTATGAGACTATCCAAAGACGTGGTCTTGAGGATCATTTCTATCTAACTAAAATGTCTATTACAGGTCGAGCGAACAACTCGGTCTTTTCTTTTCGGACGAACAATCCGAAGACGATGGATTCTGCTCGTGATGGCTGTCTTGAGTTTGATGAGATTCACCAGTTTGAAGATGATAAGGCCGTGAAGGTCCAAAGGTCTGGTCTAGGGAAAATCGCTCATTCTCGGACTTTTTACAACGGGACGAATGGATATGTGCGTGAGGGATTCTATGACAAGCTGATAGAGAAGTCTATGCAAATCTTGAATGGAGAGGTTGATGATTTTAGGCTATTTCCTTTCATCTGCAAGTTAGATAGTGCGGATGAAGTGGATGACATTAGAAACTGGCCAAAGGCAAATCCGATGTTGGATGAAAGCACTCCTTACGCTAAGAGGTTGCTTGCTAGAACTAAGGCTGACTATGATGACCTTGAGTTGGAACCGTCTGGCCGTCAGGAGTTCATGACTAAACGGATGAACCTTCCTGAAGCAGACCTTGAGAAAGATGTCACATCTCGAGAAAAGCTAGTTGCTTGTTTGCGTTCTCCTGGTATCGACTTGAAAGGTCGTTCATGTGTGGCTGGCTTTGACTATGCGAGCATCCGAGACTTTGCAAGCGTTGGTTTGCTCTTTAAGAATGGTGATGAGTTCATCTGGAAGCAACATTCATTTGCACGGAAATCATTTTTGAAAGCATTTAAGCTAAAAGCTCCCATCAATGAATGGGCTGAAAAAGGCTTGTTTACAATCGTTGATGGTCCGAGTATTGATCCTAGACTTTTGATTGCTAAGTTGGAAGAATGGAGAAATCTTTATCAGATTGAGCTTGTATGTGCTGATGGTTTCAGAATGGACTTGTTGAAACCTCTTTTGGAAGAGGCTGGTTTTGAATATGAGTTCTTGCGAAATCCAGGGGCTATCCAGTCCAAGGTTGCACCAATCATCGAAGATGGATTTGCTAATGAGCGTTTTATCTTTGAGGGTGATAACTCTATGATTTGGTATACAGATAATACCTACGTCAAAGAGGACAAGGATGGCAATAAGCGTTTCTTGAAGAAAGAACCTGTCAGAAGAAAGACGGATGGTTTCCATGCCTTAATTGTTGCTCTTTACAAGAGGGAGCTGGTGCAAGAGTCGAATGTCGGGGAATTTCTCGACATGATTGATAGCTGGGACTTTTAATTAAAAATAAATTTGGGTGGGTGGTCGGCAGAAACTAAAAGAAAGGAGGAAGTGCATTGGGGTTACTGAATTTATTTAAGCGTGAAGTACCAGAGGTTGGTTTTGAGTTTGAGGATCTTGAGCGGATGTTTGGCAATCTCCAATTTAAAAGCTTAGCGATTGATAAGTCAGCTGAGTTCATCGCTCGAATTTTCGCTAAGTCAGCATTTAAGTATCAAGAAAATGGCAAAGCTAAATCTTCTGATTGGGACTACCTGCTGAATGTGAGACCAAACAAGAATGAATCTGCGTCAGACTTTTGGCAAAAGGTTGTCTACAGGTTGATTACTAAGAATGAGGTCCTAATCTTTCTTACAACTGATGACCAGTTGTTGGTTGCCGACTCTTACACACGGACTAAATATGCTGTTTATGATGATGTGTTTGAATTTGTAACTTGTAGAGGATACACCTTTGATAAGCGTTTTAGGATGAGTGAAGTCATTTTCTTACAGTACAACAATAATCGACTGCAAGATTATATTTCTGACTTATTTGCTGATTACGAGAAGTTGCACACTCGTTTGGTCGAGGCCTTGGCTAGGAATAATCAAATCAGAGGGACTCTGAAAACCAAAAACAATGGGAGTTTTGATAAGCAGATGCGTGATAAACTCCAATCATATGCAGATGGTCTTTTTAAATCGTTTAGTACTAAAACGATTGCGATTGTTCCAGCTCAAGATGGAATGGAATACACTGAGCATACGAATACAACAGGGACTTCAAATATCTCTGTTGATGAGTTGAAGAAACTTCGTCGGCAATTTGATGATGAGGTTGCTGATATCTTAGGGATTCCAACAGCCTTAATTCATGGAGACATGGCCAATCTTGAAAATAGCCAAAAAATGTTTAATAGTTATTGCTACCAATCACTCGTTAAGAAAATGAGTGATGGGCTTAATTTTGCTTTAGTGTCAAGACGGAAATACGAGCGCGATAATCTATTTGTAATCATTGGCGAAGGTCAGAGAGATAAGTTTGCACTTGCTGAAAACATTGATAAGCTTATTTCTTCTGGTGCGATGACTCGAAACGAGGTGCGATCTGAACTTGGCTTAGAATCTGTCCCTGGTGGCGATAAATTCCTCATCACCAAAAACTATCAACTTGGTGAACAGTTAGAGAAAGGAGGTGAGAAAGAAGATGAAAGTAATTCCGATTAAGGGTACGATTGTATCAAACAATGACAGATGGCTTTACGATTGGCTTGAGTGGGATGCAACCGCTCCGAAAGATGTTGTCCTTCCTGAAAGTGGTGAACCGATTGAGGTTCATATCAATTCGGGTGGTGGAGATGTTTATGCTGGTAGCGAAATCTATACTGCTCTACGCTCGTACCCTGGTGACGTGACCGTGAAGATTGTTGGTATTGCAGCAAGCGTGATTGCAATGGCAGGAGATACGGTTGAAATCAGTCCGACTGCCCAAATCATGATCCACAATGTTTCAACACAAGTAAATGGAGACCATAACACTCTGCTTCATGAGGCTGGAGTACTAGAAGGGTTTAACAAATCTATTGCTAGTGCCTATGTTCATAAAACTGGCAAGGCTCTTGATGACTTGCTTAGATTGATGAACAAGACTACTTGGTTTGATGCTGAATCAGCTTTGAATCACGGTTTTGTAGACAAGATTATGTTTACAAACGAAGTCGCTCCGACTCTGGTAGCAAGTGAAACTCCTATGATTCCAAGTGATTTTATCGAGAAAATGAGGTCAGCAATGACACCGGATATCGATAAAATCGCAGAACTGGTAGCTGAAAAGCTAGAAGCTAAACCGCTAGACACACAAATCGAAAATACAGACAAGACTGTTCCTAAAGGGTTCGGTCTTTTTATGTTTTAAGAAAGGACAAAACAGAATGACAATGACATTATCTAATCAATTTGAAAAACAACGTCAGGCATTTTTGGATGCCGTTACAAATGGTGCTCCTCAAGAAGAACAAGCGAAGCTTTACAATGACATGATTGAGTCCATGACCAATGAAATGATGGCTCAAGCTCGTGATGCTGCTCGTGAAGAAGTCTCAGCTTTGAATCCATACGATGCTAAGCTGACTGCAGAAGCTCGTGAGTTCTTCAATAACATTGAAAAGGCAGCACCTCAAGGGATTGAAAAATTCATTCCGCAAGAAATCATTGACCGTATCTTTGAAGATCTGGTACAATCTCGCCCACTCCTTCAACACATTGGCTTTAAAAATGCTGGTATCCGCTTAAAATTCCTCAAATCAGAGCAAACTGGGCAAGCTGTTTGGGGTAAAATCAATGGAGAAATCCAAGGACAACTCAAACAACAATTCAACGAAGAAGAAGCAATCCAACACAAACTGACTGCTTTTGTTGTAATTCCAAAAGATGCCGAAAAATTTGGACCAGCTTGGTTGGCAAAATTCGTCTCTGTTCAAATCACAGAAGCCTTTGCAGTTGCTCTTGAAGCGGCTTTCTTGAATGGTGATGGAAACAACAAACCTATCGGGCTTTCTCGTACTCTTACAGGGACTGTTTCTGGAGATCAGACAACTTATGCTGAAAAAACAGCTCAAACTACTAAGTTGACTTTTGCTGACTCAGCAACCGTAGTCAAAGAATTGACAAAAGTATGTAAATACCATTCAACAAAAGCTGATGGCACTACTCCAGTTGCAGTAGAAGGAAATCTTGTAATGGTTGTTAATACAGCCGATGCTTGGGACGTGAAGAAACAATACACTTCATTGAACGCTCAAGGAACCTACATCACTGCAATGCCATTCAACCTTATCTTGGTAGAATCCGTTGCGCAGACGGCTGGTAAAGTCACTACATTTGTCAAAGGTCGCTACGATGCCTTTGTCGGTGGTGGTATCTCACTTGGCCGTTTCACAGAAACCTATGCTTTGGAAGACCTGAACCTTTACACTGCTAAGCAATTTGCTTACGGTAAGGCTCACGATGAAAAGACTGCAGCAGTTTGGGAATTGAAACTCCCTCAAGCCTAGTCTAGGTATTAAACCATGACTAAGGAAGAACAACTTCATCCACTCCTTAAATCTTTCAAGGAGCGGATGAGGATTTTTCATGACGGAGAGGACAACAACCTCTCCCAAATATTGGAAAGTTCTGAGTCGGCCATCCTCAGTCTGGTCGGTAGTAAGGACTCTACCGATCCACGAGTGAGAGAGCTTATCTTAGAACGTGCTCGATATGTCTACAATGACCAAGTTGAGTTCTTTTATGGGAACTTTCAAGGGGATTTGATGGCATTGTCACTAGAAAATTATAAACTGGAGGAAAAACATGATTAAGGTTTTAAAAGGCTTTTACGACCTCAAAGAAGGGGTGTTTCGTTCTGTTGGTCAAGAATTTGAAGCGGAAAAAGAGCGCTTCAATGAAATCAATGAAGCGTTGCCTGGCTTTGCTGAATGGCCAGAAAAACAACCAGAAGTAACAACGTCTGATGTCTCATTATACTAATCGTCCTAGCTATCGCTACAAGAAGCCAGAGGCTCAAAACGGAGACCTGAGAACCCCCTTGACTTTCTATACTTCTAAAGTTAAAGAGGGGGTTGATGGTCGAGATGTGAGTCACGAGAAGGCTTTTTATACGATGGGGCAAGTTTACTCTCCAAGTATGAAAGACTTTGAGATTGCGACTGGAAAAGCGATGAAAGCTAAGATGACTTTGAAAATTCGTGATCCTCTAACAGATTATCAACCTGAAAGTCGGCATTTTGTCGAAGTAGGGGATATCCGTTTGGTTGGTAAGAAATGGCAGGTCATTGATGTGCGTCCTGATTATGATAATCGGGATTTTTTGATAGTTATTATCGGAGGTAGTCGTGATGTCTAGTGGAGCAAATCTAAAAGGATTTGATGATATTTTGAGGAATGTCGAGGCTCGCCCTCGGGGGGCGGGGGGCCGTCGGACGAGAAACACGCGGTTGTGGGGGGGG